CTTTACCTTTGATGGCACCAATAATTTGTGTTCCATCATCTAATCTAAAAGTCCCTGCAGTGTTAGTTGATGTAGGTGCATAATCGGTTAAACTTTCTTGATCAGAAAATCTTATGAACATTTTATCTTGTGTGGATGGAGTTCCTATGGTTGTTTCAGTTCCTAAATGAAATAAGTGTCTATCCCTATCAGAGACCATTGTCATTACAGACCTAGTAGGCATGCCTGTTCCTATAGTAGCTCTAGTAGTTAAAGCATTTGTTGCTGACGCATCCCAAGTAAAAGTTCGACCGTTGTGAACTGTAGCTATAAGTAAATTACCATAATTATCTAATGACCAATTGGCAGGATCTATGGTTACATTACTGGATGTTGAAGCATCACCCCAGCCAACGTAATCAGAAATATTAGTAACCGTTGATCCATCGGAATGCTCTGCTGGTGTTGTGCCGTTAGCTCCACGACCTAAACCAGTTAACTCATTGCTGTTTTTACCTGAGTAAGTAATGTCCTCAGAACCAATTCTAATAGTTCCAGAGGTTGGAAAGTTAGTGGCACTAGTAAGAGTTACAGAGGAGCCACCAACTAGTAAAGCTCCACCATTGTTCATAGTGGTTGTTACTTGAGCAACCGTTCTACCACCCCATAAGTAAGTCCCCCAACCATAACCAAAAGTTTGATTGAGTGGTCCAACTGGTTCGTAAGGTCTAACATCTAATGATCCATCAGTTGTTACACCAGATTTAGATTCTGCTGATGGCATTGTAATTGTGAAAGTTGTTATAGTAGGAACAGATTGAACTTCAAAAACTTGATCATCAAAATCTGCAGCAGTGTAGTCTGTATTAGCAGATGTAAAAGAAGCTGCATTAGCAAAAGTAGTTAACTCTCCAACTTCTAAATTGTGTGATGCTGAAGTAGTTATAGTAACAGTAGCTGATCCGTTGGTCGTTGTTATACTTGCTCCTGTAGAGAAGTTGTCAGTTTCTAAAGGTGTTACATCATAGAAAGCACCAGCATAATAAATAATTAAAACTTTATCAGTGCCAATGGCAGCAAATTTTTTACCATCTGTATTGGACCAAACGTGTTGAGCTCTAGCTGCACCAACTATAGTATTTTCTGTAAGTGCACTCCAACCACCAATTTTTTCTGGTTCACCATATCTGAATCTAACATTGTCACCATCAACCCATCTACCTTCAGCTTCTGCTGGAGTAGCTTGTTTGTCAAAACCTGGGACTATACGTACTTTTGATAAAGGCATATTGTCATTATACTAAAGTTCTAGTGTGATTTATAGACTTGGCTCTTTATCTAAAAAGCTATACCAACCAGTAACTATGTATTTATGGTCTATTTTTGTTATTTGACCCCTATGAGTATGAGTCCAGTATGCAGGCCAAATTAAAGTTAAGCCTTTCTTGGCTGGCACTGTTAGGTTTTGATGGTAAAACTCTGTGCCACCTTTTTCAACATCATTTAGATAAGTCATAAATACTAAATTTCTTTTTCTTAGATGATTAGGTGTTCCATTGTTTTCGCAGTGCCAATTATAGAAACCTTGTCCAGGTTTGTAATGTTGTAAATTATAAGGTTCTACAATGTCTGTGTGAAAAACAAAATTTACATGTGGCAACTGTTTTATATATTCTGCTGCACAACTATTTAAAGCTTTCCTATAAAAATACCATGGCTTGGAGAAATCATTACTTGAAATATTAATCTCCCGTTTATCATACTCAATCTTTTTATTTGGTCTTTCAAGTTTTACATCATGATAGAGATGATCATTGTTATCAGCCCATAGTAATATTTGATCGCAGATTTTTGTATCAATATACCAAGATCTCATCAAGGTATCGACATTTGAATTTTTCATCCTAAGTTAAAAGATAGTCCATATTTAATAGCTTTATCAGAGCCTTTAGTTGCAAAGTGTTTTAAAAAAGAACTAAACAAAGCAAACTCACCTACTTCAGGTTTTAATGTAATATTGATTTCAGGAAACTCTAAGTGTTGATTACTAGGTGTTAAATAAATAGCACCAGAGTATAAATTAGGCCTGTGATCATGAATATTTGTATGGTCATGTGGTTGTAACTTAATACCCCAAGCATCTGTTAATCTACAAGATGGTAGGTTTTTGTGCATAACATTCGCTGATTTAAATATGTCAGTAACCAATTCAATAAAATATTTGTCATCTAAAAAATATTTCCAATCGGTCATTTGACCTTTTACGTTAGTTACATAATTTTTGTTTTCTTTATGTTTTATACCCTGCTCAATCTTATCTATGAAATATTTAGCATCAGTTTCTATTTTTCCTGAATAAAATAAAACTTCTTGTTCTATTGGTTTTTGTATATATTTACTTAAGATTAACTTTCTCATCGGGTTTAGTCATTTTGTTTTGTAGTTCTTCTTTAAAATTTGAATTAAAAGTACCAACCATGTGAACTAAAACATTACCAAAAGTTTTTAAAGTTTCTGGAGTAAAATGTAATTTTTTATTTTTATTTAAAGATTCAATTTCTTCGTCTGAAAAAATTAAATCACAAGATCCATCTTCTTTGCTTTGTCTAAACTTCATCCTGGTAATTGATTCCTTTTTGAGGCTGGTAACCCAAATAAAGGTCGACCATCTTTGTAATTGTTTCGATGAGGACCATTTTTGTCTACATAATGTAAAAACACTTGAGCATGATAATCACTTTTATATTCGTTTCTCCAATGTTCAACATCACAACCTCTGTAAATTACTGCATCTCCATCTTCTAAAGTTATTTCATTACCATCTATGTATAATGGCCACTTACTCGATGAAGCTATTTGAACGGTTACACTTATTTCACAAGATGGTCTGTCCTTATGTTTTTTTAAATCAGCTCCTAAAATATACATCCTCCAACAAGAATAAGTTGGTAAAACTTTTAAACCTGTTTCTTTTTCCATAATTTCTGCCTTATGTACCATCAATGCTTCCATGATAGGATCTCCGTAAAACATGGGTAAACCTTTGCATTGCTGAAAATCAAATTCGTTTTGATTAATTCTATGTTTAATAACTGTATAAAATCTTAACAACTCTTGTTCTTCTTTAGTTAAAAAATTTTTAATTACTTTGTATTTATCTAAACTGCCCATGATACTATTGAATGTCTTACTCCTTTAGTTATTGGCTCTATGCCATGTCTAAATAAAAAATTACTTGGCCAAGTTATTATTCTACCAGCTTTGGGTTCAACCACTTTTTTATCCTTACCATCTGTGGATTCAAAAATTAAATTACCACCTTCATAATCATTATTTAAATATAATATTTGACTTATTCTTCTGTAGGTATTACCGCCGTCATCAATATGTAATTTATAATGACCACCTTTTTCATATCTTAGTGCTTGAATATCATTGATAGATGCTTCAGGCACATCTTTGTGTACACGACAATAATTATTTATTGATATACTCAAGTAATAAGTTAC